AATAGTAATTATTTTCTTTACAAAGAATCTTATATACAATTAACATTATAAACTCATTGACAAGAGAGTTAAAGGGGGTAGTACCAGGCCATCCAGATGGATTACCAGTTTCTTTCATTAAAAGAAACCCGTTAGCTACCATAACACTCTTAATTATATTTGCTTCAACAATATTTAACATATTAATTTCTCGCGGAGAAAAACCCGCTTGAACATAAAGCCGCCGAATTACATTAAAAACAGAAGACATGACATCTTCTTTCTGACTAGAATCAAAGTTTTCAAAATCACCGTCAAAACCATATTGTCCTTTTGAGAGAGCATCATGATACATAATATCCCACGACAAAGAATGAGGATTCATCCTAAGTTTATGAGAGCTCTCACGCATGTCACCAAGATAACAATTGAAAAACGACCCTAAAATCATTTTAGTTAAGTATGTCATCTCGATAGCACAAGCTTCAAAGATTCTGGTTTTAGGTTTATCAATAACTTTTTCAATTGGCCTCGTCTCATCTTTTAATTGACATGAGAAAACAGTAAGAATACGGTTGTCCTTCTTAGCTTCTTGACACAACTTAACGCAATAAAATCGCACAGCTGTAGCTAAGGAAGAAGTCTTCCATTCTATTAGACCATCAGTATTTTTAAACACGTCCTTTTTACCTCCTTCAGAGAGTTTTTCCATATTCCAGGGAAAACCTAATGAAGTACTAAGATCAATACCGGGATAATACGTATCACCGTTTAATATTTCATGATCATTCCAAACTTTCAGTTCAGGAATTATAGGTAAAAAGTAATCAAACATTTCATTTTCTACTTCTTTTAAAATATCTTCAGGGAAAGGTTTAGTCACCTTTCCAAATGCAGCTACGCGAGTATACAACATATCTTCTGAAATAATTGAAGGTAAAACAGTACTTTTAAAAATTTTATTATAAGTTTTTAATTTAGTACAAGAAGTTTTATCTTTAACGGGCACACATTTAACGTGCCCTATTACTTCTGAATCAGTGCTATAAGGAAACTCCTTAGGTGGCTGAATTTCTTCCAATTTCGAATAGGGGGTAAAAGTTACATTCAAATATTTATCATCAATTTGGTACTCAATCTCATCAAATAATGACGAGGATATAAGGGTACTGCAAGCAGCTCCCATTCCTTGAGCGACTCCAAAATGAATTGAACAAACTTTAGGAACATGATTTACCATACGGAAGTACGGCAAACCACAATCCCCTACAGCAAATTTGGGTCCAATAGTCAAATTCATCAATTTACATTCGATAACATTTTTATCTGCATCTCGAACTTCAACAAATCTTCCATAAGCTTCAAATAAGACAGAACGGGCAAAATTTACTTTGCCGTTATTCCTATCAAAAATGACACCATGAAATTGATTTACGTTGTCGGGTAAATTGTCGGAAAGAATATGACTCCGAATGTCTTTAAACATAAAAGTAGTTTTGTAAATTATTAAGTCTCGATCAGAAAATTTTCTATGTATACTAACTGAATAGTAATCATTTCCTCTCTTAAAACGCAATTTACTAGCTACCGCATTATTAACTTGATGAGCAGTTGAAATAATATAATTCCCGAAAATTCCGAGACCGTACACAACATGACGATCCGCGGATTCGAGACTAATTATATTATCTAGAACCTTGTTCTTTACACCATCCATTAAGTTAATTTGTTCATCGACTGTGGCTTTCCGTGCCACAATTTTAATCCGTTCGTGTTTTGCTTTAGGAACATAGGATTGTAAATTAATAGAGTCACCATCATTTAATCTATCAAATTCCTCAATAGGTATTTCTACTTTTTGAGTATTTGATGTGTCTATAGATAGTAATTTTCCATCATATGAAATTACATCCCCATGTTTACAATTCTCTACATCAATACTAACGATACCTTCAGAAGCTTTCACTTCAACGGGACATTGAACTAACCAACTATAAAGTTGTTTTGCGGTTATACCAGCTATCACTGCAGCTGCGCCACATAAGGCGAGTTTAACTTCATTGCGCCCAAGCAATGATTTAAACTGTAACCACCAAGCAAAATACTTCAAGTCAGTCATTTCAATATCTTTCGCAGGATACAAGTTAATTTTAGCTTTCACTATATTAACTTGACCTTGAGAAAGGCCCTCGGTAATGTCGATTCCTGTAATCATATCATTAATCCAGTCTTTAACAGGTTTTTGA